CCATGCCCGAATGCTCTCAAGAACCTCAATCGATGTTGTCATATTCCCTCCTAAAGTGATGTTGTTTTATGAAGAGCGATTTGAGACATACCCATATCCTCAGCCCAATCATCAATTATGTATTCACCACCATCAATGTTAAGGTGAGAGCCTGCAGGTTTTTTAGAAGGTAAGTCGGCTGTGCTTGCAAACAAAAGAACTGTTGATTCAGCGACACCTATTTCCTGTCCCGATAATCTCTCTCTCAAGGTTTCATCATCAAATATACAGGTAATCGGCTCGCCCCCCTCGATTGAGTGGAGCGTTCCGTATTCCTCAATATTCATAAAAACCTCATTTATATCTGTTGCCACATCTTCTTTGAAACCCATTATTCAACAACTCCATCTTCATCAAAAGAAGGAGCATCGCCGTCTTAGAAAATTGCTCTTCAATAAGAGCGACTAATTCAGCCTTTGAAAGTCTCTTTGTTGCAGATGTTACTTCGTAACCTGTCTTTGCGAGAATTTCCAAGAGTTCATCTTTTGTATTCTCTTCGCTGAATTCTACTCCTGATGTAAAATCAAGAGATTCTTCTTTGACTTCAGGTTTCTTTTCGTCTTTTTTAACGATTTTGCCTTCTTTTTTAGCCAAATTTACACTGTATTTAACAACAGGTTCAGCTTCAGTTTTGGTTTCAGTTACTAATTCAGCAACACCTAAAGAAATCAATCTTTTTGCTTTTTCGTCATCAATTTCAAAAGGTTTGTCTTTCGGAGTTTTAGGAATGGTTGTTGCACCATTTTTATAACCGTAAACTCCCTTGATTATTCTTATAAGTTTACTCATTTTACCTCTCCTTAATTATTCGTGTAATACTACTGCCTTAACCCAAGCATGTGTGCGTTTTGGCATTAACAACGGTGCAGATGCCAAGCGCAATTCTTTTGATTGGTTTTGAGCAGATGCCAAGATTAACGGAACTCTCTTTTCACCGTATGTATGCCATTGGTCATCTTTTTCAAGTTGAGTTACAGCACCATATAATGACTGTCCGCATGCCGGAGCGAGAAGAATTGCCGTTCCGTAAGGAAGATAAGGTGTGCTCGTTCCGTCTTCAGCTTCATATTCTTCAACATACTGATAAATATCTACTTTGTGACCTTCACAGTTTAATGTTGCTAATTTTGCGACACCGTATTGTTCAATTTGAGGATCCACAGTACCAATGTTATAGTTGCGGTTATCCAGCAATTTTTGAATTTTAGTGTCTGCCAAAATTACAGAACCTGTTGCAGCATCAACAAGAAGTTCAGAAGCGCCGATGCCTTTTGCTTTTTGTGCTCTGCACATTGCAGCAATATCACCAATGATGTCAGCACTTGCGTTGTCCCAATCATAATCAGGTGTATAAATCCAGTCATTTGAAAGACCGTTATAGAATATGATTTCTTTTTCAACATTGACATTTGGATCTTCTGTTTTTTCGTAAATGGTGCATGCAGAATTTATTAAAAGCTGTGATGCAATCCATTCTTCTGTTCTTGAAATCATCTCGTCTAATTCGTTTGAATCGTCAAGTATGAGTTCAGCTTCTCTGTCTGCCGGTGTAAGTTCAGGATATATTGCCTCTCCTAATCTTTTCTTTTTCAATTCATCGATTGTAAGAGTTCTTTTCGGTGCAATATATGCCGGTGCAAATGTTTTAGCAGTATGTCCGTCTCTTTTTACGGTTACACCACCGACACGAGGTGCAACGAACGGTGCCAATCTTTTATTTCCGTCTTTGAATTCAACCAATACTTCATCGGTTGCAAATGCAGTTTTAAAAGGGAAATAACGGTCTCTTAAAAAGGTTGAGAACGGTTTTTCTTCTTTAATAGCCGCAATAAATGACGGGATGTGTTGATAATCAAAAGCCATTTAATTTTCCTCCTATATATTTAAAGCTCTACTTACTAAAATGCCCTTTGTGCGAAGTGCATCTTTATCGGAATCAGCGAATGTATATCCTGTTTTTACCGATAATGAACCTTTGTCAAAGTGACCTGTTCTGTAAACAACAGTTTTAACATCAGCAGATGTTGCATCGACATCATCACAAAGTATGCAATCTGCTTCATAAAACTTGTATGTTTGTAAAAGAACATAATCGTTTGCAGCGGGTGTATAATCCTCATCTACGACAGGTGTTACATCTGCAACTGCAATTTGTCCTGTGCTCGGATTTGAAGCAACAACTTTTAATGCTCCGGGTGTTGTTGATTCGACTTCTATATAGCCAGCCGGTCTTGAACTACCCAACGCAACAAATTTGCCGTCATCGTTTTTTGATAATACGCATCCTCTTTTGAGTTTGCCTTCACCTGAAGCAATAATCGCACCATCAGTGTTTGCCGCAGGATCGTTTGAATAGAATAAATTGTCTGCAGTAATAGTTGCTACTGTTTCATTCAATTTTTCTGCCATTTTTATTTCCTCCTATTTTCCTTCTTTTCTTTCTTTTCTTTGAGCCGCAAATTGCTTTGCTTCAGCAACTTTTTTGTCGTCTTCAGAAGTATCAGCCGGTGCTTGCGCTCCTGATATCTTTTCTGCACCTGAATCCTTTGCATCTTGCTGTAAGTTTTTTAACTGTTGAGCATTTGCTTCAGCATTTTTCTTAAGTGCCTGAAGAGCGAGTTCTTTTGCATCGCAAGGTTTATCACCATACTTTGCAGCGTTTACCATGTCTGCAGGAATACCTGCCGGCAATTCATCAATTTCTTTCAAACGATTTCTTTCAGCATTAACAGCCGCCTTGATTCGTTCTTGAATTGCGTTTTCTTGAGCTTCTGCTTCTTTTTGTGCATCAGCACCATCGGTCTTTACACCGCCGTCTTGTGTTCCTTCAGGTTCGTTTCCTTCCCCATCAGCCTTATTCATAAAGCCGGAGATAGAATTCTGAAGGGCAGTTAAGAATTTTTGAAAATCATTCATTGGTTTGTCTCCTCCTTTTTCACCAACTTTCATACTATTTATTAATTGAGGGGGAATATGAAAACCTGAAAGGTTATGCTTAATGCCGTTAACCATCAGAATATTGCCACTCATATAATTAAATTCAGGATCCACTCCACCGATAACCTCATCAGCAAAGCCATAGTCAACAGCCTGTTTGCCTGTCATCCATGTTTCCTTTGTCATTAAATTGCGAAGTTTATCTGTTGCCATGCCTGTTTTTACTGCATAAATTTCGGCAATAGCACTCTCGGAAGCCTCAAATGCCTTGACGGATTTTTTCAAATCATCAAGATTCATATAGTCCATAAAGAGTGAAGATACACCGTGAATCATTACAAGCGAGCCGGGATATACCTGAACATTGTCGCCGGCACACATAACAATACTTGCAGCACTCGCAGCAATACCCTCAACAATAACCGTTTTCTCGCCTTTTAATGCTTTCAAAGCATTATGAATTGCGATTCCTGTATATAAATCTCCACCGCAAGAATTAAGTTTAACCGTAATTTTTGCAGCATCTTTTATAGTTTCCAAATCTTCAAGGAAACCTTCAGGAGTTATATATTGACCGTCTATTTTTTCACCTGTCCACCAATCTCTCGGTGCTTCGGAGCATATATCTCCATATAAAGTAAGCTCTGCATTGTTGCCTGATATGCTGGCAACATTCCAAAACTTAACCGCTTTTTTATTTTCACTTGCTATCATTGGCATTATTATTTCCTCCCGTTCTTACTCCTTCTTTTATTGATTCTTGTATGAGTTCCTGAACCTCCTCTGTTTTAACCGTTACCTCTGCGAGTTTTTGATTTTCGTTTCTTAAACGCTCAATATTGGCATCCCAATCGGAGCCGTTTAATCGTGTTGCAGAGTCAGAGTATGTACTTAAACCGTGCTGACAAGCCATTACTTCGGCAGAGATTTCTTTTGTCGGATCCAACATGCCTTGTGACGGACCTATCCATGTGCATCCTAAATAAGCCTGTCTTATCAATGGATCGTCAAAGAAACCGGGTGCCTGTATTCTTCCAAGTGCAACAGCTTCATACATCCAAGTCTCATATATCGGCTCACAGAAATCAGAAACAAACCATTTTCTGCGAGTTCTAAATGCTTTCCAAGCCTCCAGCAATGCAGCTCTTGAAGCAGAATAACTTGCGTTGAATTCCTTTAATAATAAGTCTGCAGGAATTTCTAATGCCGCACCTATTTGAACAGAAATTGCCCGAATAAATGCCTCAAAACCTCCAGCTGGTCTTTTAGGATCCCCGAATGTGACATTCTCTCCCGGCTGTAATTTTAATGTTGTCCCTGGCCCCATTTCATATTCGTTCTCATCATCCGAAACTGAACCTTGGTCGTCTGCAATCGCCTCGTTGAATGGAATGTCGCTCGCTTCCGTGTCGGTCGTAATAAACGCAGTATAAAAACTCTCTACAACGGCCGCCATTAATTCTGATTCCGTATATCTTCTTGATTGAAGTATCGGTTCAAGAACAGGTGCCAAATATGGAACACCTCTGTATTGGTCGGGTCGTTCCGAACACATTATTTGAAGAACATTCGGAAGCCCTGTTTTTTTACCGTATGCCTCCACTCTTTCCCATTTTGTTTTCGGAGCATTTATTTCATTCGGATAATTATTTCTTATATGATAAGCCTGAATTAAACCTTGGTCGTCTATTTCAACACCGTCAAATATTCGATTTCCATTTGATGCCTTTCCATCTGTGAGGCTTCTTACCGCCGCCCCACAAGAGCCGGGTGTTGAAACTCTATCCGCCTCAATAATATGCAACCTCAACGAATAGGGTGCCATTGTTGTTGTCGGATATCTTTTAAAAACACAGAAGCTGTCGCCTGAAGATAACCAAGAAATAAGAGCGAGCGATTGCATTTCATAAAAATCATTTATGCCGGTTGCATCGCACGACCTTTTCTTTTTAGCCCAAAGGGCAAATTCTCTCTCTGTGTTTTTCTGCCAAGCCTCAGCCTCTTCCGTGCTCATTTTTAAATATTCTCGGTCAATTCTGCTTTTTGGATATAAGCCAATGCCGACAATATTTGTCCGATTTGTTTTTATAGCAGATAAAGCCAAGCCGCCCGAAGTTAATAATATCCTTGAGCGTTGCCTTAATGTTGAATTGTTATAGTTGATGTCCTCATTAGGGGAGCCTGAATTTACATTAAAGCCCTTAAATGCTCTTTTTGAAACACTCGCTCCCGATTCTGAATATCCTTTATTGATTATTCGCTGGACATTGTCTCTTTTGTTAATATTATTTTTTTTCATTTTGCACCTATAAATCTCTCGGTATTATTCCGACAGCCTTTCTCATTGGAGTCCCATTCAGTTTTGCTTCAAGACTTTTAATTTCAGCCTCAAGTTCTTTGATGGCGGCTCTAATTGTTGAAAGGTCGGTGTTATAACGAGCAAGATTGCGAGAGCCTATTCCGTAACTTTGCACACCGCCTTGCAGCATTGTTGCTTCACGAGAAAGATACAACTCAAGCCTTTCTTTCTTCTTTGTAATTTCAGTTTCTAAAGCCGTGCTGTCCATTTATTCCTCCTTACCAACTGTCGCCTGACAAATTACTGTTTTTAACAACCCTTTTTCTCGGCTTTGCAATCGGCTTCTGTTTTGGTTCTTTTAATCTTTTTTCGAGTGCCTCCATATCGGGATCCCATATTCTAAAAGCCGCCATCGCATAGTTTCTGCAATCAAGTGCTTCATTAGCACGATGCCCCGGCAGTTTTTCCCAAGTCCATCTGTTCCCCGATTTTGTCTTTGACAAGACCATCTTTTCGGATAACAAACCGTTAAAGAAATTCAGGTCGTACATCAAATCCTCATTTTTAGGAAAGTGACAATATTTCGCTCCTGATTCCTGAACTCGAAGGTTATCCATAATCGCAGCCTTGCCAGCATCAACCCCGATAGAATAAAGCCACACACTTTTTCTCTTGTCGCCTTTTATGTAAATGCGATTCGGTTTACCAACATAAGGAATACCGTCTCCACCTTTACCTTTTATCGGAAATAAATGTTTATGCTCACGTAAACGGCATCTTTCATAAACATCCTGCGTAAAGTGTCCGCCGGAGTCCATGCAGGTAATCATTATTTTTAACCCTTTACCGTTTTTAAAGCGATATATATGGTCAATTACATCATCGAGCCTTTGCCAAACAATATCTGTGTCGGGCCGCCCCATAATATAACCTTTTTTAATTCCCCAAGTTTCACCGAATAAGCCGTGTCCAACAACCTCATACTCTAAACGATTGTCTTGAGTATCAACACCGCAAGTTAAAGCCAAAACTCCATCAGGTAATTCCGCCTCATATGTTTCTCTTCTTGCGAGCATTTCATCTTCATCAGCCAAGTCGCCTCTATCTTCCCAAAGTTCCCCGAACATTGTATTAAATACAACCTTTAATTTTTCGGGATCCTTTCGAGCTTTCAAAAAAGCTTCAACGACTTTTTTCCACGGTGTCCATGGACTTGAGAAAGCATTAAGCCAAAACGAACGATGCCCCTGCTCGTATGCCGCAGGGTTTTCTGCAATCCATTTAGCAGGTTGTTTTCTCATTTTATGTTCAGAGGTTATTGTTCCGCAATGAGGACACGCAAACCCATGAACAGTTACATCGTAATATTCCTTATGTTTTACGGTTCGTGTTTCATAAGAAAATCTTATTAAATCAAAAACGATGTTTGTATATTCCCCACAAGCAGGGCATTTGTGACACCATCGTTCCTGTGTTCCATCTTTAAAGGCAGCCTCAATATTGCTTGCACCTTTTATTGTCGGAGTTGAAACCTCGACAGATTTTTGGTTATAGAATGTCGTTTGTCTCGCCTTTGCAAGTTCCCAAGGATCGCCTTCAGTTCCTGCAGATGTTGCCCACCTGTCTCTTTCGTCACCAACAATATATCTTGTCGGTGTTGATGCCAAAGCGGCCGCAGACTCTGAACCGCACATTGTTAATATGCCACCCGGAAATGACTTCTGTAATATTGTGTTGCCACTACCACGAGATTTAATATTATGAACTTTAGATTTTAGTTTTTTGCTGTCTCTAATCATCGGAGCAACACGCTGTTTTGAAAATTTGCGAGCAGCATCAAGATTAGGTTGTATATATAAAATCGAACCGGGTGCTTGGTCGATAATATATCCGATTATATTTAACTGCATTTCGGATTTACCAATTTGAGAGCCAGCAACCATGGTGATGTGTTTTACTTTTGGATCCGTAAATGCCCTCATCGGTTCTTTTAAATAAGGAGTTCTTGCAGTCCTCCACGGTCCTGATTCTGCCGAACTTTCAGGACTTAAAATTCTGTATTTATCTGCCCACTCATCAACGCTCAATTTTTCAGGCGGTTTGAAATAGGTCAAAGCATTTTTTATTGTTCTGTTTAAATCCTTTGCTATTTGTGAGCGAGATTTATACAAGTGCGACATTTCATTCGTCTGTTTCTGAAATGTCATCGCCTGTTAATCCCTCACGCTCTTGAACTTTTGTTTTGAAATACTCGGAATCATATTCGTACTCGGATAATTCATTTAAGATTTCAAAGCAATCTTTCTCGATGCGTTCGGAAATTTCAGCAGCAGTATTAAGGTTTGCCAAATCTACAGCAAGTCTCCCCGGCAGAGCCGCAATCATCCCTTTTATAGTTGCCGATAAATCTTCAATAAGAGCCTCGACATCTTCCGCACGATGCATTTTGCCTTTAAGTTCATTGAGTTCCAATTCTACAATAGAAGCCTTTGCTTCTTTTAACCGTATTTCAGCATCTAACTTCAGTTTTTCCTGTTCCTCTGTGTTGCGATTTCTTTTTCCGATACAATCCTGAAGATATGTAATATATTTTTTAATCGCAATTGGTGGATCGAAATAATATATTCCTTTTTCTTTTATATATGGAATAATACCTTCCTGTGCTAATTGCTGAACTCTACGATTACTTATTCCGAAATAATTAGCCAAGAATTCAGTCGGCTTAAGGTTCTTTTTTAATTCTTCACTCATGAAAATTCCTCAAATACTTATCCACAGACGAAACGAAGTGGCCCGAAAAATTTTTTAAAAATCTACAAAGATTCTGGGCTCGCCAGCACCACAGAGAAAAATTTTTCTGACAGTACCTATTGAGATTTTTTGGCTTATTCAGGCTCGCCACGATGCCCTGTATTGCATGAAAACATCTTCCGATGATTAACTAATCATGCAGAGATATTTTAGGGGGCTTAATGGGCGTTCTGTGCGTTATGAATTTTTTATTTTTTAATTTTCTGCTTTCAGAGGATGATTTATCTCTTCCCCATCTCTTATACAAACCGCTGTTGCCCCTTTAAAAATGGTCAGATATCTTTGAACAATCGAATCACAGAAGTTCGGTTCTAATTCAACCACTCTTGCTTTGCGGCCCAATTTCTCACATGCAACAATACTCGTTCCCGAGCCACCGAAACTATCAAGAATAACCGCTCCGGGTTTAGATGAGTTTTGTATTGCTTTTAAAAACAAATCGACAGGTTTCATTGTCGGATGGATATCATTTCTTAATGGCTTGTCACAATTCCACACAGTTGTTTGTTTTCGGTCATCAGCGAACCAATGAGCCGCACCTGCTCGCCAGCCATATAGACATGGCTCGTGCTTCCATTGATAATCTTGTCTCCCCATTACCATTGTGTTTTTAGCCCACACAATAGTTTGTTTGACAAGAACTCCTGCCGCCTCCAATGCTGTTTGAAAATTCACTCTTTCGCTATCTGCGTGCCAGCAATAAAATGCCCCCCCTCTTTGAGGAATTGCACCATCGGAGTAAAACAAGATAAAAGAAAACTATAAAAATCATTATCTGATTTTTTATCGTTTTGAATTTTTAATTTGTCTTTTGTTTTGCCTTCATAGTCTACATTATACGGTGGATCCGTTAAGACCATGTCCGCTTTCTCGTCACCTAATAATTTTTGATATATCTTTATTTTTGAACAATCACCGCAAATAAGCCTGTGGTGTCCGAGTTCCCAAATATCACCAATCTTTGTGAATGCGACTTTTGGAGGTGCGACAATCGTGTCGGCATCTGCAACCTGTTCGGGTTCTTCAATAGCGGTCACAAGTTCGTCATATTCCTCTTGAGAATAACCTGTTAAATTCCCGAAATCCTCATAATTAAAATCCTCAAACATCTCGGATAGTATTTTATTATCAATCTCGGAAAGTTCGGCAATTCTGTTGTCTGCCAGCAGGGCCGCTTTTTCCTCATCGTCGCTGTTAAAGTTTTGTTTTTCAACCGGCACTCTTTTGAAACCTGCCAATTTTGCCGCTTGGAGCCTGCCGTGTCCTTTTACAATAAATCCCGAACGAGTCGAAACTGTTATCGGTGCTCGCCATCCTGTTTTTTCTATTATCTCTGCGAGCATTTTTATTTGTTCTTTCGGATGAGTATTCGGGTTCAGAGGGTTTGGTTTCAAATCCTCCGCTTCCATAATCTCATCAAACGCACAATAAACTTTGATGCCGTCAATATCGGCACGCTCTTTCGTTTGCTTTGTCATTTTTCTTTGTTCCTTTAATTTACGGCTTTATCAAGAAGCCTGTCCATGTGGTGATTAAATCTTTTTTCTAAAAGTTCACCGAGTTCCTCATTTATTATTTTTTGAACTTCAGGATTGCCACCTTTGCCGCTATCATTCGGACCTATCATTTCAGGCACCGAAATCCCTTTAAATACCTTCTCAATATCTCTCTGATTAGCCTGCCTTTGAAAAGGGATTATTCTGCTTGAGCCTTTGTGAGCAGGCGCAAGAAATGGAACAAGTCCTTTGTCATCAGGACTTGATAATTTTTCTCGTTTTTTCTTAACTTTTTGAGATATTTTATATTTTTTATGTGGATTATAAATCCTGTAGTCATAATTTGGAGTATTTGCGACATGTGATTTACTCTCATCTAATGGAGATGGTGTTTGCGGTTGCATACCAAAATGAAGCGGTGTAAGCATACGACCTTTATATTCTAATTGAAATGTCGCAATAGTCTGTCCTGTAAGTTTTATATAGGCAGCTCTTTTTAAATCCATTTTTGTTTTTGTAGGTAAAAGTTCGGCTTTTTTAATACTATATTGAGTCCTAACAGCATCAGCAACCTTGCCGGGTGCACGTTTGCTCATATCAGCCATTGTTTTAGAAAAAACGCCCGAAGGATCATCGAGCGTTTTTTTAAATTTTGCAAATTTTTTGTGAACATCACTTAAATCTATCCTGAATGAACCCTTTGGCATTTTAGCCTCCAACTTAAAATTTTTACATTCTAACTATAAACGAAGTCTTATGTGGCAATCAATGACAATCGGTGACATTCACTGATAATTAGTGACATTTACTGACATTTACTGTCATTTACTCCGCACCCCTGAAAACCTTTAACCATAATGAATAGAACCGAAAAATCGGCATTCAAAAAATGAGTGTTTTTTAACAAAACTTAATTAAGTTTCTGTAATATTTCATTGAAATTTTGGCAATAAAAAAGCCCCCACCCCGAAGGGTGAGGGAATAGGAGTTTATGAGAATTACTGTCTTTGCCCTATAAAATAGGAGGTTTTGAATGGGTTTTGTGCTTGTAATTTTTGTTTTATTTTTTCTGCATCTTGGCTCATAATAGCAACCGCAACACCTACAGAAGGGATTGGAGGTTCGTTTTCTTTTTCGGGAATAATAAAGCCTTGTTTTTGAGGAATTATAAACCACACGCAATTCGGATTATTTAAAATATGTTCTTGCATGTAGGCTGTCTCCATGCGATTTGACGGAATAACAAAAACAACCTCGGTGTTTCCTGTAATTTGTTTCTGAATTTCGCTTGCTCCTTTTTTTATCCATGCGGGGGCATATTTCCATGGAGGATTACAAAAACAAAGACCGCTCCAAGGTTTGAGCAGTCCGTTTTCGTTTTTTGTGTAGTTTATATTTGCCGGTATATTTGGTCTTGTTGAACATACATCGATGTCGTACTTATCTCTGCCCAAGACCTCCAGCAGAGGTTTATATATACTTTCAGGTGTCATATAATCATCCCGAAGGGAGTTATATTTGCCCTCGCTTCCGTATCTTGACATTTTTCCTCCTTTATGCCATGCATGCCTGTAATGTTTCATTGTTTTGTGTTTTTTCTTTGGTTAAATCAATCTGCATAACCACAAGTCCGTGCCGTCTGTACATGTTGCAATTTTCTTTTTCGTTATCTATTGCGCAAGCGACCTCGTAATTTTTCAATATTTCCATAAGGTGAGCCTCTTTTACGGCTTCGGAAGAATCGAAGCATTTTTCAGGTCTCATCATTAAAATAAACTCTTTGCCCTGCATAATTTTTTCGAGCATTTCTCTTGTTTCTTTTCTTATTGCTTCACTCCGAGCCGTTGAAAATATGACCTCTGCATTTGTTTGAAGCCTGTTTATAAGTAATTGTTGAGGTTTGCTTTTTGTGAGGTCATTTGCATTTTTGTTGAAAAACTCCCACATTTGCGAGCCTTCCATATTCTGCCGCTCGACCTCATCCCAAATCCAATCCGTATCTACCAAACATCCGTCAATATCGCAAATAATCGCCCTCTTCATCCTCTTTTAAACCTCCTTATAAATTTTGCTTCCTTTGTTACATCTATGAAAAACCGTGCCACCCATAGCAGGCACAGAATAATTAAAATCGGAATAAAAAAGGGGAGCAGCAAGCCCCCCAAAATGTTTAACAAATCATTTTTCATCAATAATCTCCTCTTCAACTATATCCTCAACCTCCTGTGCAATTTCCTCATCTGTTTTGCCTTTTAAATAGTCTTTATGATATGGACTATTTTTAAATGCTTTGCAGCAGATGCAAGTATTATGAGTGTATAAATTATGCACCGGGCATTTTTTATCACACTCCATGCCGGAATTTGTCATTTTAATATAATCGGCTCTGTTCATTGTTCCTCCTTAATTGAAATATAAATTTTGTCTTGCATTGAATGAGTGTTTTAGAACATTTTTGAATGCATCAAAAATTGGTTTATAGTGTTCTGTTTCTATTTTTAAATTTTTAATTTCGTTGTATATTGCTCGTGCCTCTTTATAAGTTAATTTGCCATCACAATCAGAATGGTCTAATAACAACCATAGGCTTTCGGGAATTATACTGTTTATTTCTTTTAATTCATCGTCTGACAAAGGTTTATATTTTGTTGGAATATATCCTGCATAGAACCATCTTTCACACAATACAAACCCTCGTTGCGAGATTGCTCTCACGATTTCAAGTCTTAATTGCGAGAATGCACCATATCCTATATGAAACCCCTCTCGCCATTCTTGTTTTCTTGTGCTAATTGTGAGTCCCATCAGAAGCCTCCAAAAGTTCAGGGTTTTCATATATGTTGCCGATAACGACAAAGTTTTCTTTTTCAAGATTTATGTCATCAAAGTAAGTTATATCTTTTTCAAATGCGGGCCTGGCCATTATAAAGCCGGCTGATTTTTCGTCATATTTAACAACCGTAATATCCGTGTACGTACTGCCCTCGCTAACATAAGTTTCTTTTAAAATATCGCCTTCAAATATTGGCATTTTGTTTTTGTCCATCAAGCCGGTGCATTGCATAAGTACATAATTGTCATCGGGCTTTAAGTCGTATTGGTCGAATTGCATTGTTTTATAGTCTTGTGTTGTCAATTTAGCCATATATCCTGTGGCTGATACGATAAAATCATTACAGTGCATTGCTTTATTTTGTTTGTCCCATGCTCTGAATTTAAACCTGTACTGCATCTGCTCCTCCTTCTATCAAATCTGCGTTCTCGTAAATATTACCTATAACCTCAAAATGCCAGCCTGCGCCGAATAAATATGAAAGCCCGTTTGTACCGTCAAAATCGGTGCCTTTTAAATCAAATGCCGGATAATCATACTCGCCGCCCCAAATAACGACGGCTTGATTTGTTTCTATATCCTTAAACGACTCATTGTTCCAATCAAACTCTGCGTATTTCAAAATGTCGCCTTCATATATCAAGCGGCCGTTATCATCTTTAAGACCTGTGCATTGTTGAAGCTCGCTGTATGTTCCCATATACATACTTGAGTCGTCTGCCATTGGGAATATTAATCCGCTTTTAAATTCTCTGTTTAAATCAACTTGTAACTCACCTGCTCCATAATATGTAAAAGCCTTGGCGAGTTTATTGTAGTGTCTGAAATTAAATCTGCTCATTTTTTCCTCCTTCGTTATTTTGCTCGGGACATTTATGTCCTTCGCAAATTTTCTGCTCAAAAGTTTCTCTTGAAACCTTATTTAAACTGTCATATATTTCACCCATCGTTCTTTGCGAATAGTCCACAAACTCTAAAAGTCCCATTTTTATCTCCACGCTTTCAACTTAAACTCAATGTCAAATACATCTTTATCGATTTTTAAGTCCGTTTCTTTGCCGTTACGGACCGTTATATTAACGACCTGTGCATAAAGCCTTTTATAACAATCATCTCTTTTTGGATATCCGTCACAGAAACAAATCCAGCCGCTCGGATTATTATAAAGGCGCTTTTGCCAATACGGTTTTACTTCCCGAAATTCGTGTGTTTTCTCGCCTGATTTTATCTTCAGGAACCACTCTCTTTTTAGATTAAGAACCAGCATTTGATTCCTCCTGTTTTTGTTTCCATTCCTCTGCCCAGCGCCTATTGCACTCATAACATTCATTTACGGTTCGGAGTTTTGCAAATAACGGAGTGCCGAGTCCTTTTTCGCAGGCATCATCAACTCCATAATTTTTCCTGCACCCGTG